GAAACCGCGGTCGCAGAGTTTCCATAGTAAATAGACTTGGAAACCCGGCGCATCACAGCTTCCAGCACGCCGCTGGACTCAATGGCCTGATATTGAGCCGCCCCACCGTCCCACGCGTCGGCGACTTGTTTATCGCAAGCGATTGGGGAGTCGATGATAAAACATTCAGTGAGACGGTTCTCAAACGTCGATTTGCTACGAGCCGCACCTTCGTTTGCGCGCCGGAAGTTAGCGGTCGGATAACCAGTGCGGATTAGCGTTTTGTAAGACGTTCCTTTGATCGAGCGCGCGGGGAAAACGCGCATCTCGGGATTGATCTGGATATTCTCTTCGATCAACCCGACTACAGCGTCGTTGCCATAAGTCTTGGCAACGTCGAGCATGGTTGGCATTCCAGTAAGCATAGTTTATTTTCCTTTCAGGGATTTGGGTTGCATTGACTCAAATGCCGCGGCAACCCGCTGCATGCCAGCCAACTGAGATTTGTGGTCGTTTGAATTGCGTTGGTCGATAGGCGAATTCGCGACAGCAGGAACCCCAACCGTCGCGGCGACAACAACGCTTTGCTGAGAAGCAGCGCGAAGAGCTTCGTCAGATTTCTCCAACTTCGCCTTAAGGTCGTTATTTTCGCCGATCAACAAATTGACCCGGCTTTCAATTCCACTGAGTTGAGCAGCCAAGTCATTCGCTCGGGATTCAGCGGCTTCGCGGCGCTTATCAGCCTCAGAAAAAGAAGCTTCAAGCGTGGCGAAGCGGTTATCCAATTCCGCAAGAGCGGAATTAGCCTCTTCAATGTTCGCAATGAATTCGCGTTTGAGCATAAAGATTCTTCAATGTCAACTCAAAATTTGCGCGAAATCATTAGCGGAAAGCACGGTCGCGTCAATTAGACCTAAACGCTTTGCCTCAGAACCAAAAAATACTTGGCCTTGCATCGCGTCGGAATCAATACCTCCGCGCATAGTCTTAATGTCTTTCGTGAAATTCGCGTAAATAGAATCGACCATGCTTTGGAGAATTGCCCGATCCGCGTCAGTGAGAGGGTTTCCAGGCAATCCGATTCCTTTGTGCGCTCCGGCCTTGAACAGCTCAAGTTTTAACCCGTCGAGTTCCATTGCCTTCGTCTCATCAAGCAAAGCGATGCACACCCCGATAGAACCAACGATCGCGGAAGCGGTCGCGTAAATGCGCCTCGTTTGCGAAGCGATCCAATAAGCTGCTGAACACATTTCGCCGGAGGCGAATGAATAGGTTTGTTTGGCTTTTGACAAATTACGAACCATCATAGCGGCTTCAGGGACCCCGATGACCGCGCCACCTGGGCTGTTGAAATCAAAAAGGACTTTCTTAATGTCGGCGCGGTTATGCGCCTCGTGGACAGCAGACTGCAAATACTGGACGTCATAACCGCCGCACATAGTCTCAAGAAGCGAAAGATGCGAACCAATCACTCCATGAACCGGGATAACGGCAAGATTGCCGCGGACATAAAGCTTTGAGCGGTCCGCGCGAACCGTGTTATATGGGCCTTCCTTAGGAAAGGAACCGTCGGAAATAGATCCAGATCCATACTCAGCGGCGACGGCCTGAAGAGTGATTTCAGTTTCCCTTAATCGAGACGCGAGCACTCGCCGGATCGCGGCGTGGGTTTCATGGCGGACGCACCAAGGATCGCACAACACTTTTTGCAAGACGCGTGGATAGTTCATAAGACTGTTATTTTCAATTATTGCGTCGTGTCACCAGATTCGAGCGAATCTGCAGACTCTCTTAAATCAGTTGAGTCAATTGAGTCTGTGAAATTAGCGGCTGACGGAGTCCCGGGTTTAATGGAGAAAATATACTCAAACGGGACTCCAGAGGCTTCGCACATGTCCATGACAGTTTTCAACTCTTCAACGCGTTGCGCAAGGACTTTGTCCCAAGCTTTCCCGCGACTTCCGTAATAATCATCCCAAGTCGTCATACCATTGCGAAGACGCTCAATCTCCAAATTACCTTCCCGGCCTTGATCGACCGTAACTTTTGGCGGTCTCTGCCATCGAGCTTTCCACCAATACGGATCTCCGCAGCTCGGCAATTCATTGCGTTTCATCGCGCGAGCGATCACCCAAACATAAACGCGCTGGCAGAAAACGTCGATAAGAAGATCTTGAATTTCTTCAAAAAACCATTTTGAATCTTCGAGAATGAACCGTGTATTCGCGCCGCCTAATCCGGACACAGACCAAATGAACTCAGGGGAAACCCCAAATCCATACGCAATGTCGCGGACAAGGTAATCCATAAAACCAATCCATGTTGAAGACGGACGAGCGGAAGTAAACAAGTTAAACTCTTCGTCTAACCCAAGCTGCAAAATTGCCGCGCCGCCTGCGAAGTTCTCGAACGCGACGACTTTTTGTTTTCCGTCACCAGAAGACGATGGAACGCTACGGCGCTTTAAGTCGCCAGTAAACCCAGACCGGCCGGCGTCACCAACGCGCTTGCGAATAACTCCGGCCATAGTTGAATGAAGTTTTACCGCAGCCTTTTCTAAGGAATTGAGATCTAGCATGTCAATGGCGGAATTCAGTCCATGGTACGCCCACGGCAAACCTCGCAGCTGATTCGCGCGCTCGATTTCATAAAGGTGAATCATCGATGCCGCAGGAATAACGCGAGACTCTGACATATCTCTAGCTTGAGGATCGCGATCGACAAGGCAACGATATTCAATTGGCCGGTTGACGGAATTAACGTGAATGCCTTCACGAAAACCGTCTTGATCAACGTCAGAAAAATTACGAAGGTTGGCGATATGCTGAGTCTCTAGCCACTGAAGCTGCGGGCGACCGAGGATCTTTTCTCCAGTGACCGGATCAATATCATCTGCCGATGACGTTTGAACAGCGAAAAATTCACCGTCCTTCAACATCGCCATGACAGCAGTTTTTTGCATTTGGTAAAAGTTTTGCCGGCCGGCAACATCACAAAGAATTTGATTCATCGCCCAATTTTCAAAATACTCTGTGGCGCGCTTATTCCACTCAGAATCGCGGGTTTCCGGGACAGGCGATAAACCTGCGCCAACAGTGTAGCGAGTTACTCCCTTGATAACACGGCGGAAAAGACCGAGATTGTTGAATAACCAGCGAGATTTTTTCACTAGCTCCATGCGAGTGAAATTATTAATCTCTCGACGAGAATCCGTCGGCATGAAAACTACAGACGTCCGCGTGCCTGAATCCGCCGCGCCAGTAAAGACATTCCCAAACGCTGAAGCAATACTATCGCTCATCGCGGAAATGCGCGAACCAAACCAAGAACGACGATCAGTGTGGGATGTTGGAAAAATGCCCATAAGTGATTTTAACTTGAGTGCCTTTGACGTTACGGAGAGCTTGAGTCACGTGGATAAGAAGTTCTGATTCTGTCAATTGGTATTCGCGTTGAAACGATTGTCCATTCACTGACGTGCTGATCAGCGTCGAAAACACCCCGTTAGTATTTATCGCGACGATAGCTTTTTGCCTAAGACTCTCGAGCCACGCGATTCCAGAACCCGTATTAGCGTCTTCGAGCTCAAAGGCATATTCAGTGAGAGCATCGACAATACTCCCTTTCTCGAGATGTGAGGTGACAATAACGGCCATAACTACAAGCTCATGTCACCACGTAGGCGATATGAATCAGCGGGCGATTGGGAAGATTCCGTATGACGCGAATCGGAGTCAGAATCAGAATCAAGATCGGGGTTAATAAGAAATGGCTGAACCAAAGACTCGCCAACCAAAAGCATTTTTTCGACGTCACCCATGTGGTTATTTCCAAAATCTTTCCATTCAAGAACGAGAGTCCCGCGCTCAGTCTTTCGACCAACTAATTTCTCGTCGCACAGTTGCTCAATATACGTTGGGCAAATATCCTGAGGCAAAAACCACTCGCAATCCGTCGTCTTAATCCGCCGCAAGTAAAGCTCTTCCTTAAACAAATCGTCGCGGAATTGCACCGCTTCAAAGTCTTGTCCTTTGTGGGTGAAGATAGTTTCACGAACCGGCTGAAACAGCCCATGATTTACCGCGCGTCCCTGACAAGGGAAAAATCCTCCGCGCATTTTCAAACAAAATTCGTAAACCCCGCCAGTTCTTGCGGCGCGGTAACCGGAATCAATCAGCCCTTTATAGACTTCTATCTCTTCATCTTCCCAAACAAACTTGCGGTTAAACAGATCCTCAATATCAAGAAAAGAAACTGCTTGCCCATAATCAAGCAGCCAAGATTGAAGCGTGTTCTTTTCGGTCTTGCGGAGCCCGCGTTGTCCCCACCAAAAACCGTCCTGCTGGACGTCAACAGCCATGAGGATAACATCCATTGGAGCTGGGAGTTGAACGCGCGACGCTCCAATTGGCGGCCGAGTGTATTTTGGGGAACGGTCGCGGACAAGTTCAATATCAGACGCTTTCACTTCTGCGGCTTTACGCTCAAATGGAAGTCCAAGATAGTGATTATAAAAATCATGCAGGCCGCCGGGAGAATCTTTTTTCTGGATAAAAAGAACCGCAATATCCCCCCACGAAAGCATTGGACTGTAGAGAGCGGAGATATGCCAGCTAATATGATTTGATGGAGCGTGCGGATTTGTCTGCACCCATTCACCATTGCGAACCATTTCGGCTTGTTCAAGCTGCTCAATGTCCTTGCCAGTGTAAGGACACCGCAAAGTTACAGACCGACGCAGTTTGTCCAAGTTCCATTGCCCTGTTTTTTCGTCGCGGCATTTGTCTTTATGGAAATTCAACATCTCAAATTTCAGCTCAAAGCCAGGCTTATCTAAAGCAAATGGGGATTTTACAAGATACTTATGCTGGCTGCCGCGAAGAAAATACTGCCAAATGGTCCCAGTTGGAACTGTTGGAGTCGAAATACGGACAATCTTCTTCGCGTGCCCGTAACTAATCGTACACGCCTCAACAATCTCAATTGACGGCGCCTCAGCTCCATTGTCTTCCGGCCATGTGTCGACTTCGTCTTCAAACAAGTACTGAATCGGCCGCGACATCAAATTCGCTGGGCTGTTAGAGCCAACAAACTTCACGGTGCATGTCCGAAAATGCTGTTCAGTTTTCTTGTAATCGTCAATGTCATCCGGCTTCAATTTACGCAAAGCCGAACACAATTCAACCCTCGGCAACCATTCACGTTCAGAAAACGATTGGGCGTTCTCGCGCGTCGAAGTAACATACATAATCGGCCCGGGAGTCTCAGCTACCGCATACATCATGCAGTTGGCGAGAAAAGTAGTCCCAGCGACTTGCCGAGATTTCGCGCCGGTAATTTCATTGACGCGCGGGTCCGAAAACCATTCGTGGGGCATCTTCATGTATGGAGTGAACCCTACTTGATAAAGCCCAGGTCGATTCGTAAAACGGGAATCAAGGACGACTTCGCGCTCTGCCCATTGCCACGTATTGAGGACTGTGCGCGGTTGGAGCGCGCGTTTAACTGCGGATTCGAAGATCTTAACCGCTACTTGCATCAGAAATCTCCTCTTTCCAATTGAGATTGTAAAGTTTCGTTTTGAGCGCGGACACTTCGCTTTGAATGAATTCCTCAACGTCGTGCGGATCAAGCTTTTTGAAAAGCGGATGAGTCGCAACTCGACGAGGCAAAGTGTCCAACGACTTGCTAAATACTAATAGCCCGCGAGTCCATACAGCTTCAACCTCTTCAATGGGCACGTGACGGCCCGCTTCCCTTTCAGATGCTGGGGCGTCTTTAGCGAGTTTACGCATCTCGCTCAGCAATGCCGTCCAAACCTTGTAGTTGGCGAGCTTTTCGACGTGATCTTTCGACGCGGCGTAAATCCGATATGCTTTCGCAGTTTCTTCTTCAAGCCGCCGCAATTCAGCAGTGACCCCGCGCTTTCCATCGTCTCGGATTTCTTCCGCGCTCGCTACGGCAGTTTGCTGCATTTCAAATTGACGTTTACGGCGCTCCTCAAGCGGAATAAGCCGATCAGCGAGATGCGGCGGAGTTGCCGGCATCTCGCCTGTCGCCTCCTTAACCTTTTGCGCGAGAACCGACAAATCCGCGGGACGAGAACGAAGTTTATTGACAATCATGTCAAAGACTTTCACGGGATCATCCAATGGGGCGCCATGCCGACGCAACAAGTTGATCGTAGAAAGAGTCAAATTATATTCGCGAGAATACCAATCAAAAGGATGCTTATAGCCGGTAACTCGGATTCTAGGGGGCCCCGATCTCCGCCGAGGCTTATACTCATCCGGCGTGACTGAAATCCTAGGGACTAACTTGCGCGGTTCAGATTCCGCTGAATTATTTGGTTCCAATTTTTTACGGGAAGTTCTCATAAAGAAGGCGATTCCTATAGAATCTTTTCTGTAAAAATCTAATTTCCGGCAGATTTATGCAAATTCCGTGCCCGCCGCCTCAACCCGGGTCCAATTCCGGAACCAGTAGACTTCCTGATATGGGGCGTATTGCGACTTGTTAGTGCTTTTTTACGCGCTTTTTTGCGAATTTTTTTGTGCTTTTTGGGCAATAATTTTGGCGCGCTGCTTGTTTGAAGTCGTTGACGCGCCTTCTCGACTTCCTGCTTGTGGCGAGTCACCGCGCATTTTTGTCGTGTAGTTACTCGCTTTTGCAGACGCGCCTGAAAATTATACGGCCGACTAAATTGCGCGGCTATTCCGCTCATTCTGCATCGTGTTACCCCAGTGAGTTTTCCAAGAGCGTCTAACGTGAGGTATTCTCCCGACGGTCCACGAAGCAACTCGGGGCGGACCATCCAAACTAAAGCAAATAGGCGACGCAAAATGGGCAAGAACTCTGCCTTGGTAACAGGATTTCCGCCAATGAGAAAAAAAAGAACTTCACGGAGAGACGCAGACGCTTCAGCTAATCGATGCCGGTCTGCTAACACTTCTAACCCGCCATCTTGAAACCAATTAAGCCGCGCATCAACTTCTTGGGCAATGTCAGGCGTATATGCAGTCACAAGCTGCTTGTTACCATCTAAATCGTCTTTGTCAAACGCGAGAAATGGCTCAGTGTCTGTCATTGAAAAGCTCCTTGAGAAAGTTTGACGACATTTTCTCCGGCTGCCCATCAGCGACTGCGAGCAAATGATCCAACAAATCATTAGGAGAAGAAAATTCATCGAGCTGCAATGGTCGCATCTTAATAAATCTTGAGGACTCTAAACATTCAAGCGCAGATGGGAGATCTTTGTCGTAAATATGCTGCGAACCGGCGTTAAGCGTAAGCGAGCCGAGAATAAGATGCATATCATGCTCGCAACGGAGTCTCAACGCGACGTAAGCAGCAAGCATGGTAAAATTAAAAACATCATACGGCCAACCCAGCCACAAATCAGATGAGCGCATTGTGTCGACAACGTGCAACGTCCCGTTGCGAATCAAAAACTGTGCTGAGATTGTGCAAGGAACATCTTTTGTTGGCGGAGGACATTCACGCCAAATCGTGATGACTGCTTGGCGAGAGAATGGATCACGAGCGAGCGTTTGGATTACATAATCAAGTTGCGAGGCAATGCGTGGTCCATATGCGCCAAAAAACGTGCGCCCATCGTCAGAATACTCGGCAATGCGCTTATTATATTTTGCAATTGATTCAACGTCATTACGGCCTGAAAGAATCCACCACGCTTCGCCAGCAAGAAACTTTCGAGAAAGCTTTCGACGCAAAACTGTCACCACCGGAAATGACATATCAATTGTCGACGAAAAACCAATAAGCTCCCGAGTGCCGTTTCCTCTCGGAGAGACACTAATTCCATGGCGGAAAACTTTGGCTATATTTTCTAACCATACTTTAGTTGCTGGAGAAAACGGCATAAATAATCCTCTCAATCTGAAGTTCGATTTCCTGCTAACGCGGCCTGTAAAGACGACTTGAACGCGCTGAAACCTAAGTCAGACGCTGCTGTTGGATCGACCACTTTGGCGAAACCATGCACGCCATAATTTTCCATTCGCGAAGCGCAGTTGTCCCCAATCGCGACAATTGCGTCCCAAGAAAAATGGGAAACCAATTCGCGCAGATGCTCAATGCCGGAGTCCGAAGCAATGTCAATCCACATGCCATGCTCTTCAGGAAAGTCCAACTCATGCAACGCGCACGAAACTAATTCCGACGCGAGATCAAGCCCGACAAACGGAAACGCTTGAGTCGCGTTAACGCTTTGGTAGCCCACAAAAAGGACACGAGAACCGGAAAAACTGCCAAGAATATAAGGATTGCTTGACGACAAAGCAGGTTTCCATTGCGTAACTCTACAATACTCAATCTGCTCAAGCAAATTATAGCACCATTTCTGAAGCGCGTCCGGCTTCCCATGGATGAACATGTTATACAAACGCCAATCGCCACGTGCACGCACACCTCCACGTCTAGTCAAAAAACCGACATAATCTTTAGCATTTGATTGACCACCAAACCAGAGATTATGGTAAAGCTCCGCAACCTTTCGAATGCGGTCATCTGATTCATACATTTCGCGGCCGGCTTCCGCGGTTTGACGATGCATTGCGCATGCCGTGTCGATTGACCCAGGAAACGCGAGAACATAAACCGCTCCAAGTTTCATGGCGATTCGATCCAACATCCGCGCTTGTAAAGACAACGTTGATCCGCCGCGATAAACCTCCGCGTAAATATTATCAGAAGGCCAATGGCGGTCAATAACAAACAATTTTCCTTTTGCGGACGCCTCATACGCCTGTTCAAGCGCCGCTATTTGCGCAGAAAACATTTCAACGCGGCCCGGAATATACGAAAGATGCGTATACAAAGCACCAAAATGCTGAACCAAATAATTTGCAAGCGTAGTTTTGCCCGACGCGTCTGGACCATCAAGGATTACAACTCCTCCAGCTGTCATACATTTTTCCCCAATCTTGCGGATTCGCGGAAATATATTCTGAGGATTGGAAGACTCTCAATCAAAGCGTTCGCCAAATTTGGAGCCCAATTGACTTTGGGATCAAAAAGAAGATTGTGGAGCTCATCGAAGGTCACTAAACGAATTTCAGAGTGCTTGTCCGGCTCACGATTGACTAGTGAATCAAAACCCCTCACGTGAAGCGAAAGAATGTTGATCACCCAATGCCAACGGTCCGCGGACGAAATGTTTTCGTAAGCGTGGATAAAGTCGCACCTCGGAGCGTTGGCCCACACCAGACCAAGTTCCTCAAATAGTTCGCGCGCGAATTGCTCGCCCATTGTCCGACCAACTTCATGCAGGCCGGAAGGAACTGACCAGCAATTCTTCGCCGAACGCACGTTGTTAGAACGATAAAGCAACGGTGCTTTTCCGTGAAACAACGCGAATCCAGAAACCGTTACGTAAGGTCTGGGATCGTCGAATTTCTTCCAACCAGACTCAACTTCATCATCGTTTACAGGTATACTATTCATAAGCACTTCTCTGAAGAACCCCATGGGCGGGGCTGTTCCGCCAACGGAGCGAATTTACGTTTATAACCTTTCGCCGCCGGTGAGCAATCCCAAACGCAATTCCTGGATTGAGCCGGGAACAGCGGAGCAAATATCACCGACAACACGTTCGAATCATAGTAAGCAGCGAGACCGTCGTAAATAGCTTTTGCGCCTTCTCCAAAATTAAACAACTGCTGTTTGTAGTCGGATTGAGACGCGAAAGTCCCATAATGGGCGTCAATCGCCCAGCCAGTGTCTTCGAGCAAGGCTCCAAAGGCGTTGTAAGTCATTTCGTTCACGTGGTTATCCGCGACGTCTTTCAGATTGTAGCAAGGAGTGCTAACCATGAACAGGCAATCATCTGAAACGTGCGCGCGTAAATGCGTAAGGATTCGTTGAGCGTGATCAAGCTCAACGTGTTCCAGCACCTCAAAACACGTCACAAAATTGGGAGTGAAATCACCAAAATCCAATTCGGCCACGTCACAGACAATCTTCTCGCATGGGAACGTGACTTTTGAAAGGACGTCAGGCATTGGGCTATCCTCAACATCGACCCCAACGTATTGCAAAGGCCGCATGCGCGAAGAGTAAATAAGTTTGGGAAGAGGCATTTCTTTCCCGCACCCGACATCGAGAATCACGGCTTCGCGCCACTTACGCTGAATGTGTTTCGCAGCGTGAGTCCAGCGGAAACAATGGGCAACGTAGTCGCGGTGGATGAACCCGCGTTTTTCCGCAGTGTCCAATGAAAGGAAAGTCTTATCGACAGTTTTTCCGCGCGCGTTCATTTTCTTTCTTCCTCCTCATTTGCTCCGCTAAAAATGGGTTCTTTGGCTCCACGTGATTTCCACGCGCAATTTTCTGGAGAATAATCTCCATCCGGATTGCGCCTGAGACATCGGTAACCTGGAGAATAACCATTTGCCAAAGACCAGATGATGAACGCCGTCATTCCGGCCTCTCCTTCCCACAGGGGCGACCACCGAATCCCTCGCCCTCCGTAAGACGCGTATCTCCGGCATCCAGGATTGTGGAGCTGGTTATTGATATATCGCCATTGGTCGGCGATCTCGACAACACGTTTAACAATAGCGGGGTGTATATCCATAATGAGCACATGTTAACGCGCAAGCCGTGAAAAGGAAAACAAATTGTGCGAAAATGATCTGGCGTCTAAACCACGCCCCCGCGGAGCTATTTCGCGCGCAGATTCACCGGCCCGACCCGACCAGTGCCTAAAGCCGCCCGCGTTCTCACGACCCACTAGCCAGCCAGCCAGCCAGCCAAGGGGTGTCGGGTGCCTGCTCAGAGGTGAGCGAAAATCCTTCCCTATACGGACCCAAATTTTTCATTCCCCGCGCGCGGGACGCGCGCGTATTTACTTTTTTATTTTTAGTGGCACCTCTGGCACCCCTGGCACCCTATTTATATAAGTTGTTGATAGTCAACTGGTTAGAAAAGTCAACTTCGGGTGCCACTCTTGGGCAACAAAAGCG